TTAGATACAGAATTAAAGAAAATAGTGAATCAGTCGGACGATGTCAAAGATCGTTTTAAGATTCTTCTAGATCTCTACAAGAAAAACAGCGTTTATCAAACTAAAAGTGCTAAAGACTTTGAGAGTATGAAAAATACTCTTGAAAAGATGAAAAAGCAGGCTCAGGATATTACAAAGAGTGGATTTATGTCTTCCACTACTCAGCGTGCTTTAAGTCAATATGTGGGAATGCTAGACCGTGAAATAAAAGACCTAACAGGTACGATGAAAAAGTTAGGGAAATCTTCAAAAGATGCCCTCGACCCCACAACTGCAGAACGTTATGAGAGAGGCATTTTAAACATAAATCGCAGTATGATGGACCTTTTGAATAACACAAAAAAGTTGGGGCAAACTCAAAGAGCAATAAATAACATCCGTGAAGGATTGAAGGCCACAGGAACGGGGTTCCAACTCCCTATTATTGGAGAAAAATATAAAAGATATGGTCAAGCCGCAGCCTACATTCGTGAAGCAAAAGAAGCTAGAATAGCAGGTAATGAAGAAGCCTTTAGACGTAACCGAGCTTCTGCTTTGGAACGTATGCAGACGATGGGAATTAGTTCTAGAGAAGCCGCAGGAGGTATGGCACGCCAAGCGGGTGGTGGCGGAGGGATTGCAGGACTTCTAGATAAATTTGTAGGAGGTCGTGTACTGGCTAGTCAAGCAGCGGGGGGAACTGGTGGCGTAGCTGGGGGTTTTGTCAAAGCAGGAGGAGGAAGTTTTGTAGGAGGATTGGGTTCTAAACTCGGGGGACTTATGGAAGGAGGAGCAGCGGGTGTAGGAGAAGCCATTGGAGTTGCGGCAATTCCTTTGGCTATTCTAGAAATGATAAAAGAAACCTTTGACAAGGTTCAAGAACAAAACAAAAAATATGAAGCAGGATTAGGAGCCGGAGGAATTATTTCAGCAGGTAGAGGTTCTTTTGCTGGAGTAAGAGGAGCTTTAACTCCTACAGAGGCAGGGGCGGCTAAATCCATTGGAGCATTTTCAACCGAAAGAAATTTGAAAATCGCCCAGGCTATGGTAGAGAGTGGGCTTAGTGTGTCAGATCTTGCTAAGGGTGGAGGGATGAAGGGGGGATTTACTCAGGGGATAACCGGAGAATTTCAAAGGACTGCTTATGGGGCAGGTCGTGTAGCTGGATTTAGTGATGTTGATACGGTTAAAACCACCATAAAACTCTTACAACAGTATCGCCAATCCATATCCGCTTCAGGAGACTTTTTCCTAAATGTTGATAAAGCTGCTAAGGCAGCTGGGATGAGCACTACAAAGTATGTATCTTTACTTGACGATATTACTTCGGGGTTTGGCCGTCTGAATAAATCTTTTAATGAATCTATGAACGCTATGCAATTATTAGGAAGAACAGGCGCTAATTCATCCGAAGATATTAAGACTTATGTTGAGTCCTTAACTGGGGTAAAACAACAATTAGATCTTCCTACTAGAGCTTACTTGATGACAGATATGAGTCCTGAACGTAAGAAAGAAATGATGAATGAGCGCGAATTTTCGGTGAAACTTCAGAAGCAGGCCGTAGAAAAAGCCCTTACAACTCATGGAATAAGTACTCGTGGAATTGAAGGACTTATTAATCCTGAACAACTTGATGCCTGGATGTCAGAACATGTACTCAACAAGGGTTTGGATCCCAAAGTTGTACAAGATATATCCCAGCCCATGAAGCAACTATCAAAGGGACTTGTTAAGAGAAAAGGAATGGCTGACCTCATGACCGACAAGCTGTCTTCCGTAGGATATGCTCAATTTACCCAAGCCACTGGGTCGGATATGCAGGATACCATCCAGACTATGGGATCTGCCCTGGACAAAATAAATGAAGCTCTGAGAGGAAGTGGGGAATTAAAGAAATCAGAAACTTTTATACAACTTGCCCGTAGAGAACCTTCAAAAGCATATGGAAGTCTTTTAGCTCATAAAATGGCCGAAAAACTGGGGGTAAAAGATGAACAAGGGTTAGAAACTTATGTGGAAAGTATTGGAGAAGCGGGTAAATCAGTAGCCCAAGCAGTAGGACAAGGAACTTTAGGAGATTCTGCCGCTGCAAAAGTCTATGACATGGTTTCTGAAAAATTGGGATTAAAGAAAGTAACTTCAAATAGAGAAAAACAGATAGAAATACAAAAAGCACAAAAAGGGCAACCAGGAAAACTGAGCACTGCGCTTACGGACGCTATAGCGGAACACACTGAAAGTCTTGGTAATGTGATGACTATGTATTCAATGCTTCCTTCTGCAAATGAAAAAACAGACGCACAAAAAGCAGCAGAAAATGTAGAATTGAATACTCGTACCACCTCGGACATGCTTAAGAATCTTGTGGACGCTTTTTTTAGAAGACTAGTTCCCGCCGCAGAAATGACTGCTTCAGGAATAAATATGCTGGTTAAATTTGCTACTGATCCTCAATTAGCTAAAAAAGAAATGGCTAAGTTGGGAGAGGGGTCAATATTTGATATTTCTGGTGGGAACGCAGGACAACAATTTGCAGAAAAGTATCTAGCTTACACGGATACCAAAAAATTTGAAGAAGCCTATGAGAAAGGTATCCTAGAGAATAAAATGTCTGTAGAAACTATGTTAAAAAACTTAGGAGCGACAAAAGAAGGAAAAGGATATGCCATAACTGGGGCTAGCAAAGATATCATGCTAGATATTCTTAAAACCCGTGGAATTGAAGGTGTAGCAGGAACGTTGAGTAAAGACAAAGAAGGAAATCAAATTTTCTACATTAACACAACAAATGTTCATGGTCCAGCCACTACTTCACAGCAGGATCCATCTGCCATTCCTCCTAATAAATCTCCTCGTGTTCGTCATACGCCAGCAAAACCTTCTGTTGTGAGTAAACCCTAATGCCGATAGACAAAAATTCACCAGAGGTTCTTGATAATTCGGTAATTCCTTATAAAGGATCGCAATTGAACTCGGTGACTCATGTGTTACCGGGTCTTGATGAAACTCCCTGGTACAATAACCCCCAGGAAATATCGGGAATTACTGGGGTTAGAAATAGTTACAACAACAAAATTTCTTCTCACATAAGGGGGTACCCTGTTACATTTGAGATTATAACCGATAGAAATACTCAAGCTAGACTTAGCGACAAAAACAATAAACCAATAAGCGTGAAATTAAATGCTTCTATGAAGTCTTACCACGTACAGTCTAGTCATATCGTTAACAAAGCCCCCTCCCGAACAGGAGTTCACTTAACTTTTTGGGGTATGAACGCTGACATGCTAAGTGGTGAATGTTCCACAGGTTTGTTCACGAACCAGTATGGAATAACCAATTTCTTAAACATAGCGAATGCTGATGATAGTGTAAAAGAAGTTATTGCAGCAGCTATCTATCCTAATTCTAGTACCCCAGCATCTGTTCTGGTTCAAACCGACGCAGTAAGTGTTGGTCCTGACGATCTTCGCATAGCAGCTCAAGATGCGTTTGTGGAGTTCTTATCTCTATTCAAGAACAACGGAGTCACTTGGTATCACCCTTCAGGTGTCACCGACACTGCTCCGGATCAGGCTTCCACACCTGCTAGTTCAAACTATGAGAGTACTTTTTCTTCTAAATCGGGGATAAACACATATGAAATGAAGGCTAGAAATAATGACGTTCACACTAGAGGATATGTGGTTATGAACTTCCGTTCTTCTAGTTACCTGGGATTTTTTAAATCACTATCCTGGTCCATGGATGCAGATAACCCCTTTCGTTGGACATTTTCTTTTGTTTTTCAGGTGGAACGTACCTTAACACTGCTTTACTATCCTCAGATAGTGGGTTAACATGAGCGATCAGAACAACATAAGTGACTTACAGGTAAAGAATCCCGGAGTTAATACTTCTGTGGTACCACTTCCTATACGAGGAGAAAAGAGAATTATTCCCTCTCCAATATCTGGAAAGGACACTTCTGGATTTAACATAGAGGCAGCTGTAGGCACTGTTGTAGACTATGTCACAATACGGATTCTTAACCGAGGATTAACAACTTCTGGAGAAGCAGATTCTACACAACCTTTAGTTTACCGATTTCTTATAAATCCTAAGACAGTAAACATATCTCATTCCACTCTAGATTCTCAGACTCTTACTCGTGGAGGTTGGCAATTCGGTTTGTGGGGAGAAGATTTAGTTAGGATTTCTATGAATGGTTCCACAGCGGGGCAGTATTTTTCAGGGGGAGTGACCGATCAATATGCTGAATATTCTAAATCTTACCGCAATCTAGCTCAGTTACAGATAGTTTTTGAAAACAATGGTTATTGGTTTGAAGGAGAAGAATTAGGAGAAGGTCCATTAGCAGCTAGTGCTACCCGGCGTCGTATAAAGATGCATAATGATGTAGAGTTAACAGTAGGGGATTTTATTTGGTATGGTTGCTTTGATAGTTTACAGGTTAGTCAGGACGCAGAGAATCCCTTCCTTGCTAGATTTTCTATAGAGTTTACCGCTTGGAAAGAACGTTTCCGTAAAACGTCTCCCTACTGGAACAACATAGAAAACAATGTTCAACGCGGGCATTCTTACAGTGTGTACGGTCGGTTAGCGGCAGCTGCTGCCGAAGCGGCTAAATTGTCAAACACAGATAACTTGCCACTTACTCCAAGAACACCTTCTGTTTCTCTTGTTCCTGTCCCTCCTGCGGTAGCTAGTGAACAGAGTTCTACATCCAATACTAGTTTGACTTCTGGAACATCTACTTCAGCTGCTCCGGCAGCAATCCTAAGTGGTTCGGTGGGTGTGTAATGGGAATGATACGAAATGTATCGCAGTCTGCTCAAGAACGTGAGATTGTTAAAACATCCCCAGATATTGTTGTGTATTTTAACGGTCTTCCTTATCTAATAAATCCCTTCTTAGCTACCTCAGAAAATGATCCAGTATCTCTAGTGAACTTCAATGACCATGTTACGGGGTTCAATTCTTCTTACGCTGTAGATAACTGGGTTCCTGGAGCTACTGTTTCCATTTCAGTCCCCAACCATCTCAAATATCTGTATCAAGTGCCGGGTGGAACAAATCTAATTAAGTCTATGATGGAAGTACAGGTTTATGCTAAGGGATACTACCTAGCCAACAATGGTAATACTTTGTATCGTAGAGTATTTAAAGGTCTTGTATCCCATATAAGTCATCAGGATGATGGAAAGTCTCTAGAAATTTCTGTACAATGTATGGGAGTTTTACAGTTCTTAGAGAAGATGCAGATAGAACTCCATCCTTCTATTCAAACAAATTCATTGATGGCAACTACTCCATTAACTACAACATATTCTAACCTAAATCCTTATCAACAAGCAGCAGCAGTGTTCTTGACTTCTATCTATACTGATGGATTTCAAACAGACACCGTAGCAGGAGCGAGTACAGCGGGAGGTTCGGGAGGAACATACACTCAAGAAACCAATAGCCCCTATTTTGATGCCATAAAAGAGGGATACATAGCAAGATGGCAAGCTATATCCCAGAGCTTGGGTCAAGACGTTCATATATACGGGCTTACAGAAAAAGAAGTCAATGATACCATAATAGCAATAAACGCCGCGACTAAACCTGGACTTAAAGGAACTCAAGCTAGGAATCTTCAGGCTGTAAGAAACATGCGTCAAGGAGTGCAGACTGAATCGGATTCTATTTCTAATGTTAACTATGATGCCATCCGTAAACACACGCCAGAAATGTCGGTGGCTGCGATTCAACTTGTTAACGGAAATTTCGTTAATCGTTTAGATCGTCTTCGTTCTATAGTTAGCACAATTTTATTTGAAGGATACCAGGACATTGATGGTCAGATTATAATAAAACCACCTATGTATAATTTGGATGTCACTAATCTGGGAAGTGAGAGTAGTAATGCTTCCAAAAAGTTTGCTTCTACTCCTAGCACAGATATAAACACTCACAACAACCCTTTTATCATAAATTTATCAGAAATTAGAAGTGAACATGAAACAGAAGATCAAGCGGCGGTAAGAGCGACTCGTGTAGTTCTGCAAGGAACTCTTAGTGTAAAGTATCAAGTAGATACAAATAGTTCTCTGTTGGCTTCTGCGGAGTATGTTGATTTACCAAAATTAGCTCAATTTGGACTTAGAGAATCTCCAATGCAACAACGTCACTGGTTACAAAATAGTGATCACGAAGCAATTTTTGCTCACGCAGTTATGGATCTTACTCGTGCTAATAGGGGATACAGGACTTACGCTGTTACTATTCCTATGCGCCCAGAGATAAGACTAGGATTTCCATGTTTCATACCTCATAAAGACATGTATGGTTACATCAACAATATTTCTCTGAACTATCAAATAGGTGGAGAAGCTACCATGACAATTACCCTGGATACTCTCCGTAAACGTCCTATGTTTCCTCGTAGTACAGAAAACAAAGAGGGAACGAATAATGAGAGAATAGTATACACCACTCAACCCAATCTAGTACACAAATGGACTACCTTTTTAACCCCAAAAGAAGCAGCAGAAAAATATGGTATTGAAGACCCCAACACTACACTAGCTACTAGTAGAGAATATGCAGCTACGCTAGGAGTACAAAATGTTGACGGTTCGTTAACAGGACAGGCAAGTTCAATAACAAAAGATGCCAAAGATACTACTTCTGATGATGATATAAAAGTCATAAACTATAGGCAGTCGGCTTTGGGTCTTCATATGTCACCTCACCCAGATACCAAGACGTCTAATTGGAATATACAGGAAGACTCTGATAAGGTGTTTTCCAATCCTAGAATTGTTGATTCTAGTTACTACCACGCTCTTCAAGACCCTGGAACCCTGCCGTTTACTGATGGTAAAGGGTATGAAGTCGTGGCTCCCTTTCCTTGGGGACGATACACGGATTTAAAGACAGCACTCTGGGAATTTACCCAAGAAGGGTACATAATCGCTTCGGCAGAAGATAATGAAAGTTCTCAAATTATTAAAGGTACCGATGTTTTCTTATTTGCGGGTCTAGAAACTCCTAGTTCTTCAGGTTCTACAGCGGCTTCCGATCTCACAAACACTTTGAATAGCATCAAGAGTGGGTCTGCAAGCCCTAACAATAAAACCATAATAGAACTTTCTTACGAAAATTCACTGACCCAGAAACCTCAACCTGACAATATTCAAAAGTTAGATACCCAACTTATACAAAAGACTGATTCTTCTGAAAAGGCAAAAATATCCGTATTTTTAAGTGGGTCTCCTAGCGCTTCTAAGACATCTGTACAGGATGCCTTAGCACTAAAAAACATTCCGACCCTTACAGAAACAGGTGAATCTCTATAATGATAAACGATAACTCACATGGTTATCTTCCTGCCCCGGATGATTTTTCTCGTTTAGACGATAAATATCAACCGTTTCTGGCCCATATTCTGTCTGTAGACTATGAACGGAAAGTATGTACGATACAGGATGACAGAAATCAGATGGTATTTTCTGAAGTAAGAATCCTGCCAGCTAGTTATTCATCCGTAACCGCTACTGATGTTAACATGCCCGAAGAGGGAGCAGCTTGTTTGGCTTTAAAGATCGCTTACAATAACGGATTTGCCGAAGTAGCCATTGTATCTTACCTTGTAGATAATACTGTAAATGGAATTGATGCTATCGCGCATAGAACTATTGAAGGTATTCCCGGCTGGAGAGAACGCACTCGCGGGACTTATCGTAAAACATACCCTGGTCAACATACCACGGTTCTCACCGGGGGATATTCTCAGAAGACAGATGAAGGGTGGGATCACCTAGCTTCGGATTTTAGCCGGGATAAACTAGATGTAAACTCCCGTACTCATACAGAAACCACTTCTCGTCAAGTCCGTTACACCGATGCTGGCTTAGAATTTTCTGGACCTGTCAATCGCCCTGGAGCGATAGGTATACACCCTTCTATACTCCCCGATGGTTCTAAGCAATACATAGTTCATCTTTTTGATACCATACTTTCTCACCGCTATTTAGAAGGAGTGGGTACTTCTGACATAATTGCTTTCTCTGAAAAGACAGAAAAGATTCAAGAATTTGCTTTAGATTATGCGGTTCCCCAAGAAATCTTACAAGACAAGTTGTTAGATACTATCTTAGGAACCACTCGACCTCCAGCAGAAAGAACGAAAGTTAATCTCAGTGCCGATGGGAAAATCTATGTAGATGACGAAACTTTTTTAGTTTCTCAAGATTCCGATCATCCTTACAGCCGAGATACAAAAGCAGTTGGGCCTATTACGGGTGAAGGAACCACACCTCGTCGTCGCGGTTGGATTATCGAAAAGACAGAAGGTACTCTCGTAGGACACAACCAATTTGACCAGACTACCTATGGTTTGGTTCTAAAACCTGTGGTTTTCCCCTACACAAGATTAGGACGTTTTGGTGCTGACGTAGAGTCTTCCTATATTCCGGTACAAAATGACCCTTTTAAAGTTGAAGCGCAAGTAGCAGCTTCCACATTTTCATTTAAATTTCCTTCCGAACACAATACCACTCGTTTTGACATCACCAAAGAAGGTTTTTCTACTTTTGAGATAGGTAGCACTCTTCCTTATGAAAAGAATCCTTTCAATCTGGGCACTCCTTATGAGCATCCTCATGGAGCGGGGCGATCTTTAGAAGGAAATTTAACGGGGTCTCTAAAGCTCGTGGTGGGTAAGAATCGTGACGAAGAAGAATCCATTGACCTCACCGCTTTAGGTCAAACAGTGATGCGCTTGGGTTCGGATGACACTTCTCTTCCCAATGACCGTCATGAAACTCTTTATCAAGAACGTGGACAGTCTGACAAGGTGGTTTCACGTTCTCTTCAATATTGGTCAAAATCTAATCTGTCTCCTGGTGATGCTATAGATCTTGAGAATAAGAAGGGAGCCGAGAATATCTCTCTTCGGGCTGCTTTAGATGGAGGAGCCGTTATTCGTTTTGGTGCCCGTCATCCTAACTCAAAACGTCGTCATTTAGTAAATGGTTACAAAGATGCTAAGGGGCAACATCCTTATTCCATATCTGATCCTAGTCGTAAAGATTCTAAAACAGCAGGCCGTCCAACCTATGGATCGGGTGATTCAACTTATGCTTTTCATGATCTGACTCAGGCAGGTAAACCAAAACTTAACATGTTCCCTTATAATTGGTCTGGTATGCCTGTAGCTAATATGGATCAACAGGGGTTGTCTATAGATTTTCATACTGTTAGAGATGTTCTTCTAAGAATAGGTGCTGATGAGGTTAATAATCAGTCATTAATTTTGGATTTAGCTGGGGGAATTGTAGCCTGGATTGGAAAAGATTCTACTCAAGGTCGTTCTATAACAGCCACCCTTGATGGTGGAGTTGAGATGGTCATCGGGCATAACAACCAGAAGAAGGGACTTCGTTTAGAAATTAATGGAGACGTTGACTGGACAGTGAAGGGGAACGTACATTGGAATATAACTGGAGATTTTATTTTAGAAGACGCCGCTTTTCGCCATGATTCCAAAACTGATAACATTACTACAGCACAAAAGTTTATTCGTAAAGGGTTAGCTAGAATAACAGATGAGTCAACTGACATTTGTCATAATGAGGGATTATATTTTTCCGATGAGAACACTTAAGAAAATTAGACAAGGAGTTTACATCATAACTTCTCAGGTAGATGAGAAGATCTATGTAGGTAGTTCTTATGATTGTTTAACTCGTTGGAAAGCCCATCTTTCTGATGATCAGGCTCATTCAGCTGCTGTAAAGACTTATACACTATTGAGTTCTCAGAATGAACGTATAACTGTTGTGAATCTTAAACAATTTTGTAGGGAAAGAAAATTTCATTATCCACGTATGTGCGGAGCAGCAAATGGAGAGCAGCCCTATAAAGGCTGGACAAAGGGTTAATGCCAAACGGACCTAACGACCCAAACATCATTGATAAGGCTATTGTAGAGATAAACAAACTCTGGCCTATTCAACAAAAAGGTAAGGCTAAACGCTTAACTATTGCCGGACCCCCTTCTATTGAAAAGAAGTGGCACAAAGCGTTAGAACAGGGTCGCCGCTTAGAGTCATCCATAACGGATGCTACTTTTGCCATAAAGGCCAAAAAAGAAGAAATTTTAAACAGCATCTTAACTTATATGGATTTAAATACCCTAGCTGTGGATGGGCAATTTCCTGATGAACCTAGAGCATTTAAGTATGCTGCTAATTCTATTCACTTTATACAAAAAGTTCATAAGTATGTTCAGAGTATAAGTGAACTCCAAGCAGCCATAATAAAAAACATTGGAATGTTGCAAAGCATAGAGCAAAATATGCTACAAATGATACAATCTAATATAAATGCTCTAGCAAATTTAATTGGAGAAGTGTGCAACTGGGGGTTGCCTGATCTCCCAGCTATTCCTAATCTATTCAGTGACAGTATCTGGAATTGGAATGGATTTAATTTCTTTCCTACAGGATCTTTTAAACCTCATTTGTCATTTGATAAGAATTTTGCGTTTGGACAATGTCAAATTCGCATCCCAAATTTGAATATATTTCGTAATTATCCTTCTCAAGTACCTGGTAATCAATTCAGCTACGGAACAGCCATATTTAATCCACCGTTGGGAGGAATTATTGGGGATGCTAGTCAGTACACTTTTCCCACTTACATAGCAACAATGCAGGCCACTACACTACAGCCTGTTTATGATCCTCTCACATTCAATCCTAATTCTTCTATGATTGGAAGTCTGCCTGACCCGGCTACCATTATATCCGCTTACCAACTTCCTCCTGCTACTTATCGGGATAATATAATCTCACTTAATCCTAGTCTTCTTCCTATAGTTATCGTACCAGGAGATCCCGATTACAACACTACTCCTGACCTTAGTCGTTCTTTGACTCTTAGACAATATTTGATTCGTTTTGTGAATCTGGATAAGATAGTAATTTCTAATTTTGATCCTACGTTAACGGCTACTTGGTTGCTTTATCTAAACTTCACTCGTGTAGGAAGAGGGGGTCAATGGATAAACAACCTTCAAACTGCCTACGATCAGCTTGTACAACCTTCTATTACAGCATTAACGGCAACCTCGGTCCCCTATAACAACGTTCTGGGAGGAACAGGGGTAGTAAACGCTCCACAAGTTCCGCTTATCTCAATGCTTCTGAGTGCCTCTTCCACAAATCGTGAAAATATGCTCTGGAAACTCTCTTACATAGAAAGCGGATTGCTAGGATATACAAGAAGTAGGGCTTATGACTCGGGAGCAGATGCTACCTTTACTGCTGGTTTCACAGGAACAGATGCGGATTATATTCCTCTTGTGTTTGATCCTCTAGATACTCAAGAAGTTATCTTAGGGGCTTCAACATCTCAGTACCCCACCACAGCCGTTGTTCCAAAAGCTATTTTAAATGTATTTAACAAGGTTGTAGAACTCGCGGCAGTTAACATTTTCGGAGCGCCTAATTATAAAACCAATTTGACTCGTTTTAGGTTTATTTATGATCCATTTGCTCAGGCTACCGCCGTAGACAGATTCACCCAATTTTGGCGCACATTCAACTACAATTTCCAGCAGCTATTATTACAGGATTCTTATCTTGTAAGTAGAGTGGTTTCTTATGTGCTGGCTTTGGATTCTGCTATAGACCCTTTAGCTGATGCTGCTATTTTTAATCAGGTTAAGTCGGACTCAGCTTCCCGTAATAGAAATTGGGAGATAGGAACTCCTCTCCTAAATATACCCAAAGCTCCCATTGTAACTTATCAAAACAACTCCACTCCCACCATTAGTAACGGTTGGAACGGAGATGTTTTCAACCCCGCCGATTTCATTAATCGTCCCGATATTCAAGCTCTACCTATCCCCGTCCAGACGGCTATGTTGAGGACGAATCTTAGTTATAGTATTTTACTCAGCACAAAGAGTGATTTACAAGCCACGATAGCGGACACAATACAACAGGCCCAAGCTGCAGCTACCGGGTTAGAAGCAGCGGGATTTCATGTGTTGGTGGACTCTCCTGTTCCTATTCCTAGTGGTGGTTCTTACTTAGCAAATTTTCAAAAAATAGATTATGACATAACTCACAATGTAACTTCTCCTACTTTGTTTACAATTCAAACGGCTGGAACATATGTGGTCTCAGGCACCATTCAATGGGGTACGGGGATAGCAGGGATTCGCAGTGTAAATCTGTTATTGAATAATACAACTAGTCTATTTATGGGTTCCACCACCAGTTTAGCTACAGGACCCATTGCTCAAAACTTTTCTGCTGTTGTAGTTTTGAAGATAGGAGATACCTTACAAGTGGTCGTTTCTAACCAGACGACTGATGTTCAGAATTTAATAGTAGGAACAGAATTATCGGCCTCCATAGTTCCTGAGGCGTATAGCTCTCCAGCCTTCACCGATGCTACTCCTTCAGGAAGTAGTTCTACCACTAAAATTATAGCAGGAACTAACTTAGTTTCAGGACAGGCTGTTAGGATTAATTCTGCGGGACAAGTTGTTCCTATTGACCCTGTCTCCGCTACGGCAACTAGTATTCCTTTTGTAGATGGATTGGTTACTATAGCAGTGATATCCGGACTTATGGCCGAAGTTGTTACAAATTATGGATCTGAGTATGTGATCTCAGGAGCGAATTTTACAATAGGTGGAATTGTCTACGCGGGACCTAATGGAGTGCTAACTCAGAATTATTCCAATCTCGTGGGTCAGGTTAATTGGATTGTTGTGGTAGGAAAGGCTGTATCTTCCACGGTTATCCTATTTCAGCCTCAGCTGCCGCTTCGCTCGTTGCCTCAATTTTAGTTTGTAGACTTCTCGTTTTCAAATAGAGAGGAGTCTGCGTATGCCCTTCCAACCAGCGGCTAGTGTTAACACCGCATTTTGGCGTCATCAAGTCCTAGACTCTACGAATGTTGTCATTCAAGATGAGATACTCAACCTTGCTTCTGTTAAAAAGATGAAGATCATTCGTAATGCTCAAACTTCGTCACAGAATTATGTGTGGCTATGGTTTGACACTAGTAGGTTGGACAAAGACCCTGATTTGATTCTTAAAGGGTCCGATGCTATAGCGTTCATAGCAGACATAGACGCGATATTCGTATAACATGGCAAAACCCTCTATTAAAGTTCGCCAATTTGTTCTAGATACCAGTTCTCTTCTCTATTTTGAACAGGACGTAGCAGGAGTCTTAACTTCTAGTGGGGTTACTTCTGCGGGTTCATACCCCTATCTAGGACCTACTGGACAGCTTGATCCTTCAGTCATTCCTGGGGGTGGTGGATCTTCGAGTTTTAGTGCTGTAACCACAGGAACGAATACAAATCAAGTTTTAACCGTGGGAAATAGTTCCATATTTTCTTATTCTGGAACAGGTGTTATAAACGCGAATCAAATAGGGACCATAAACGTTTCAGGAAATCTTCCCGTTCATGAGGGGCAACTTCTAATTTCTCAACCGGGAAATACCGAAGCTGTTTGGGCGGATCCGTTTGTTCAGGGCGTTTATGTGCCAGGTACAAACGTAACCGCTGTAGGTTCTCCTGCTGTTCCAATTAATCCGGTTCTTATTGGTGCTCAAGATCCTACGAATCTTCTTCAAAATTTACATGTGGACGCTTCTGGAAATTTGCTTACTAGTTTAAAAGTCTCTGAGTCTGATGTAACACAACAGGATATACTGATGCAGATTCTAGCAGAAGTAAGAGCAATGAGAAGAATGTTTGCTATCTTTGCGGAAGAAACGGGACAAGCAAGAGCATCGGACTTTGATCCTCAAAACACTGCTGAGGCAACACCTGAAATTGGTCTCCAAAATTAAGTTTTCTTGACTTTTAGTTCCAATACTAGGAGAAACAAAATATGTTAGTACAAACACAGGTTGGTCAACAACAAGTAAGTAAGGGTTCCAACATACCTATGCGAGGTGGAAACCTTGGCGACGTAATCATAAGTGAGCTACATGGTAAGTTTTATGAGCAAACTTACAATGGTAACATGTACTCTAGTGGTGTTGGAACTCCGTTCACAACCGCTGCCGCCACGTACTCTACCGCAACTCTAGGCGCAACAGCAACACCGATTCTAGGTATATGGAACCCGTCATCCTCAACCATTAACGCGGTAATCTTACAGGCGAGACTTGCTATTATCATGTCCTCACTGACTGCTACTGGAACAAGTTTCTCTTGGTGTGTGTCTACAGGAAACGGGGTTATCTCAACTGGCACTTTGCCTTTCAATCGCAAGACTTTAATACAGACGGGTTCTCAATGTAAGGGCTTATCAAACATCGCCTTGACTGGTCTTACGAATAACCTAGTTGTTATGGAAGGCTCCGCTTTGTTTGGTGGGACACCATATAACACCTCCTTTGTTGGCACTGCTGTAGGCGCTCCTCCTGCTCCGGCAGTTGCTATAGATGACATAAATGGTGCTATAATCATACCCCCCGGTGGAGTTCTAGCCCTATTGGCAACAACTAACAACCCAGTCGCCTTGTCTGCGTCCACTTCATTGCTCTGGGAAGAAGTTCCGCTATAAAGGAATAGTAAATGCCTATAGCATCGTC